CCTGAGCCCGAGCCGACCCCTGAGCCCGATGAGGGTGCTTCCGACTGATCGATGGCAATCTTCAAGGCGACTTCAGCGACTCGCGTCAAGAACCTGCTAGATATCACATCTAGCGGTCAGGACACGGTCTTGGGTCGCCTCATTGAGGCTACCAGCCAGAGGATCGAGCAGTTCATTGATCGTCCGCTAGAGCAGAAAGCTCGCACAGAGGAGTACACGATCAAGCCCCGCCAGAGTGTGTTGTTCTTGCGAGCCTATCCACTGACGGAGCAGTCGGACATTGGAAGCGTGAAAGTTGCTACGGACTGGGACTTCGCAGCGGCCACGGCGGTCACCTCCACCAACTACCATGTGGACTTGGAGACGGGGATGTTGAACTTCAACTTCTTCCCGATCAACAACTACTTGGGCAACAACATGGCTGCCGCTCCGAACGCTGTCCAGGTGACCTACACCGGGGGGCTTGCAGCGTCGGAAGCCGACGTTCCGACAGACTACCCGGCCATTGCGTGGGCTTGCGAGACGCAGGTGATTGCGATGTGGCGTCGTCGGGACGATCCAGGCAGAAAGACGACAAAGATCGGGCAATACGGTGCGGAGTTTGAGGGGCCTCTACAGTTCCTCCCTGATGTGCGCGAAGCCCTCATGCCTTACCGAAGGCAGAGGTTCGGGCAGTGAAGAGCGCCGCGTATCTGGAGTTTAAGCATGACCTGGGGAAGGTCATCAAGGCGTTTGAGACGTATCCCGAGAGAGCCGGGGGAGCCGCCCGCCAGTCCATGACCACGATGGGCGTCAAGTGGGAGCGTGAGATGCGAGCTACCCGCTTCACGCCGTTCAGTCGTGGTGGTGGGCTCATCGACGTAAACCCTGGAAAGCTGATCCGCAACAGAACCGGGCGCCTCAAGGCTTCAATCAACAGCCGTGTCTCCGGGCAGCGTCTTCACGACCTGACCCTGCATCTAACCGCTGGCTCACGTAGCCATCGGAGCTACGCCGCCCTTCAGGAGTGGGGTGGAACCATTCAGGCCAAGAACAAGCTCCTGACGGTTCCGACGCAGTTCGCCTTGGATAATCGCGGCCTCATCAAGCCGAGCGCAACGCTGGTCCCTGGCGGCGGCATGACGGCGACCGGGAAGGACACCTATGTAGTCAAGGCGTCGAACGGGAACCTGTACCTCTACGCCGATGACGGCAAGCCTGGGCCTAACCCACCGCTGTACCAGCTAAGGCGGAGTGTTCGCATTCCCGCTCGCTTAGGCATGAGGCGCGTGATGGAGAAGATTATCCGCGAGGAGACGGGGCTAATGCTCAAGAACATCGCGAGAGCTGTGTTCTCCACCCCGCAACTAAAGGCTGGGCTCAAGGGGGGTAGGTGATGGCCTACACCACGACAGTTGATTGGGACATCACCAAACACGCCTCGGCGCAGGTCTCCGTGCTCCGTAGGGGCGTCAGGACGCCCGTGACGGGTGGAATGGTGCAGCGCAAGCAAACCTTCAGCAGCCAGTCAGATCAATCGCAGGCCGCTGTGAGGACGTTCAAGTTGCGTTTCCCGGTGGCCTCGAAGGCGGACTACAACAAAGCGGTGACGCTGTGGAAGAACTCCTACGCTGGATCAGAGGGGATCAACTTCACGCATACAAGCACAGCCTACTCAGGCTCTGAGACCATCATCGTGAGGATGGTTGCTGCTCCTTTGATGCTGAAGAAGGTCAGTCACGTCCAGTACGCCTTCGAGGTTACGCTCGAAGAGATGCTTCACTCGCCGGGGGTCTAGGATGGTTTCAGGCTACCCCGTAAAGGAGAAGATCCTCAACAACATCCAAAGCCTCCAAGATACCGGGGCAGCGGCAAGTCCCCCCACGGGGCTCGGCCTGATTACCGCTGGAGACGACTACTACACCGATGTGGAGAAGATTACCCGCATCGAGGCAGGTCCGATGGACCTCACCATGTTCCCGGCGATCATCATCGCCCCGGTCAATACCGACTATGACCCCGAGGGCACCCAGGGGACGACCACCATCGCGGCCAAGTACCGCGTACAGCTAACGCTCATTCTTCGGACCCGCGACGATGCGGTGCAGAAGATTGAGCGATTTATCCGCGACTGTCATAAGGCCATCTTGGTCGATAGAACTCGTGGTGGACAGGCGATCTGGACTCGCGCTGTTGCCGACGAAGTCTTTTACCCAACTGACGATGATGAGCCGTACACTACAGCTAACCTCCTCCTAGAAATACTCTATCGCACCGAGATAGGGAACCTCAATCAATCTACCTGACCCCGATTCTCCCCGGAGCTGAACAACTATGGTTTTCCGTACATTCGACCGACTTGCCTTCGTTGCAATGGAAGCCGTTGAAGGCGTCAATGCCTTTGATATTGGCGGTAGCGCCACGGCGGCTGATGACGCTGAGATGGCAAACGCCCCCGTTGCTGCCGACTACATCGAGACCATTGAACCGACGTTCTCAATCACTAACCGCGTGTATGACCGGGACCCAACACGCCGGTCGATCACTCCCGCGCCCAAGACCGTAACAGGCCGAGGGGCGCTGGCCCTTCAGCCGAGTGCGTCCTGCGAGATCAGTTTCGGGGTGGAGCTTTCGGGAGCAGGTCTTACTGGAGCGGCGGCTGCCGTTCCCAGGTGGTCAAAACTCCTTACTTGCTGCGGGATGGAGCAATATGTCCTCAAAAGTATCGGCAAGACGGCGGCAATCGCCGTAGATAGCGGGACAAGTGCCCCGGTCCCCTTGCGCCTGAGAAACCGGGAGACCCTCTCAGTTAGTAGCACAGGCGTAAACAACTTCGTTTGGGCCGAGCGAATGGGCAAGAGTTTCGGTGGCTCGGCATACAACGATACTGACCTCTACTACTATACCGGGGCTCATACGTCGCTTCACACCCCCCTTACCGGGGAGCGAATCTTCGGGCAGGCTTCGAGTGAATGGGCAGACACCCTCGTGGACGAAGGACCCTTCGCCCTGACGAACAGCGGGGTACACACGAACACCAGCATCGGTTGGATCCCGACTTCGTCGAGTCGCCTTGGTGGGGCGACCAGCGCCGTAGATTCTCTCGGTGGCTCATGTAGCATCTGCCTCGTCCTGAGTGACACAAACCAATACATCCTCGTCACGGGTTGCCGTGGGAACGTCGAATTCGTCTGCACCTCGGGCGACCGTGTTCTGATGAACTTCACCATGACTGGCAAGTTGATGATGTACGGCGATGCGGGGACGTTTGCTGCTGGGACGCTCTCACCCGCCACTACAGGCGTCGAGCAACCTCCTGGGTTCGTGAACACCTCCATGTCCCTCTACGAATCGTCCTACGGGGCACTCAGCGCCACGGCGGCTTACACCGGCTCCATCTTCAACGCGATGACCGTCAGCCTCAACAACGACGTGGCAATCAGGGAGAACGTGAGCAGCGAGACGGGATACGATGTCTCCTACATCACGGGGCGGTCCTCTTCGATGACCTTCAACCCGGATGCGAAGATCCAGAGTTCGTCCTACGACATCTGGGACGACTTCCTCTCTGGTCAGCAGACCGACATGATTAACACGATTGGATCTGCTGCGGGCAACAAATTCACGATGCGTATCCCCTACGCGCAATTCTCGGGTGTCGCAGACGGCAACCGAGATGAGGTGATGGTCTTTGACTCTACCACCAACATGACGGGTGGCGATATGGGCGAGTCTGTTCAGCAGACCTTCGACACCACGATGGATACCGACACGGATCTTGGCTCAAACATCCTCGACCCGCGACTCGGTACTAACAACGAGTTCCATCTCATCCTTCACGGCAACGCCTGATACCCGGAGGCAGACCAAATGGTTTTCAGATCATTCGACCGCAAGATTTTCGCCAAACTCGAAAGTAACGAGGGGGAACCTGCAACCACGGCCTCCACGGACTACATCGAGACCGTTGAGCCGACGTTCTCGATCACCAACCGCGTTTTTGACCGTGACCCAACTCGCATGGCGATCACGCCTGCTCCGAAAACGGTCACTGGCACGGGGGCGGCCTTGGGGCTTCCGAGCGCCTCGGTCGAGATCAGCTTCGGCGTGGAACTCGCGGGAGCTGGAACGGAGGAATTCTACTCAACGACTGGGACAGAAAAGTATGCTTCAGCGGAGACAGGGGCCTCTACCCCACGGTGGGGTCGCCTTCTGAAAGCCTGCGGAATGGAGCAGATAGACGCTGTACGCGGCATTGCCAACGTCGATGACATGGCTGCAACGTCGGGTAGTCCTCCGCAGCCCTTCATTCTTCGTCACCGAGAGAATTGTTCGTATGGTCCCGATGGGTCGGGGGTTCCCACCGCCGTTACGTCGTATATCGGTGGCTCTGGTACGGCAACCCGAATGGGCCGCGCCTTTGGTACGCACTTCTACGAGTCGGCCCAGTTCCTCTGGTACAATGGTGGAAATTTCGGTACTTGCTCCGATGGGGCTGGGGATGCCAGCGCCACCGCCTGTCACGCTATCGGGACCCCCGGAGACGAGACGTGGACCTTTGCTGATCC